GGGTAGGTGCGGGAATGTGAATTACATCACCCTTCTTGCCCTTAAAGTTCATCTTCATAACCAAGTTAGCTAAAACGAGGTTTTTCTTGTAGGCGGCTACAATTTCATCACTCCAAATTTCAGGGATGAACTTTTCTGCCGTTGTAACAGTAACTGAGTTACTGGGGGAAAATGCTGTTGCCATGTTAAATCTCCAAAAAACGATAAGTTAAATTATCTAACCCTGCCGTCTTGATACGCTTGCATGATTTCTCCGCTTAACGCTTCATAACGATCTGGGTCAGTCATCTTCAGCCGAATTAGATCAGCCCTTCTGTAGACCCTCTTTCCAGACTCCCCACTTCCACCTACATCGACACTTGCCGCTTTAAGGCTTGACTTTCGCTGAGTTTCCCCTGCATCTGTAGTCTGTTTAGCCTTAATTCCTCGCAACTGCTTATAGGTACTTAACAATTCATTTGCGCTGTCGTAATCAAACTCACCATCAGCTTTTGCATACAAACCAAGGCGAATAGGTGAAGATTTCACCCAATTCACAAAGTCTGTATCTTGAGCAATCTGACCGAAATCAGGATGCTCTTGCGCCAGCTTTTGCTGAATCTGCATCTTTTTGAAATCTTGACCCGCTTGGCGAGCCGCAAGTACATCAGGATGGTTATCAACAGTCCTACGAACTGCCTCTTGTGGATTCTCGAAAAAATCTACTTCTGGCTCTTTTTCAATAGGTTGTTGCTTAGAGGAGAGGTTTTGCTTGATAAGTTCATCTGCCAGCTTTCGCACTTCCCCAACTTCCTGCGCTTGCTTTCCAATCAACTTCTCAGCTTCTTGGTGCATTTTGACCACTTCTTCCAAAGATTTCTGCCTGTATTTCTCAGGCATCTCGGACAAGGGTGCTACTTCAGGTAGTTGCTTCTTTTGCTCGACTACATCTAACTCACTTAGCGACTCATCTTCATTGTCAATCAACATATTTCTTCCTTTTCCTGCCGTTCATCGGTTCTAGGACATTCAACTCGGCTTACGCTTGTGAGTTGTGCTTTTGCTCCCACTTTAGTTGATCTAGGTGTTTTTTCTCGAACTTCCCATGCTCTGACGGGAAAGAACCAGACCACCCTTCTAACTTGAAGTTAGGAGCAGACAAAGTGCGGTTGGCTGTTTCTCCGCACTCACACTTAAAACTCATCAACTCATAATTGACAAGTCTTTCGGTTTTATGCCCGTTTGCACAGGCAAAATCAAACATTCTTTTCATTCAATTCCTCATACGCTCTTTCGCTGACCTCTTTCAAGGTTTTCAGCCAAGTCAAGATGGAAAGTTCACCTTTTTTGAACATCAAGGTCTTTTCATCAGGAATAACGCTTAGATTATTGAGCGACTCTATCATAATGTCAATATCTATGCACAAATCCTTCCAACCTTCCATTCCCATCATTTCAAAGCGGGATTCGTAATACTTTTGTAGTTCAGGAGTCATTGTTTCCTTTTCTTGGCAAGATGTGCCAATATCATTTCTGTTTTTAATTTATTAATTACCTTGGACATCTTCTTCAATTTTTTCTGGCAACCCAAAAAACACCCTAGCCTGTGCTTCAGAGTCAAACCAACTCCACCCGTCTGTTGGGTAGGTATGTTGGGTGTACGTTTCTCGCACAAGTTCATAGTCTTTGTTCAACACAAAGTTAGGTGCAAAAAGCAAATCACCATCTAATTTGTAAAATCCTGATGTGTCCATGTTCTTATCCTGTTACTGTCCAACCCTTTACCGTAGCAATGGCTGGAGTGTCTGTTGCTGTGCCATAGTTTCCTGTGACAGTGATAGTTTGTCCTACTGCTATGGGTAGGTTTGTGTAAATTTCATCAAGGGCAGTCGCTGACAGTTTGCAACTTGCAACGCTGAACGTGAATTTAAAATCTTTGGCTTGGATACGAGCAAGACTAGAGCAAGTGGTTAACATACTACCAAAATTACCTGTTGTAACTGCTGTGGTTACCAGCGCAGGAATTTCTTGTAAATTACTGCAACCACTAAACATAAAAGACATAGTAGTTACAGAAGCAGTATTGAATAGAGGTATTGTTTGTAGGCTAACGCAATTCTGAAACGTAGAACTCATATTAGTTACAGAGGCAGTATTAAACAATGGTACTGCTTGTAGATTAGAGCAAGCCCGAAAAGTAGCAGTCATGTTAGTTACAGAAGCAGTATTAAATAAAGGCAATGTTTCTAAACTAAAGCAATTATTAAACATATTAGACATATTACTAACAAGAGCAGTATTAAACAATGGTACTGCTTGTAAACTACTGCAACTATCAAACATTAGAGACATAGTAGTTACAGAAGCAGTATTTAACAATGGTACTGTTTGTAGACTAAAGCAATTCTGAAACGTATTAGTCATACTGCTTACGAGAGCAGTATTAAATAAAGGTATTGTTTGTAAACTATTGCAACTTAGAAACGTACTATTCATATTAATTACAGAAGCAGTATTAAACAATGGTACTGCTTGTAGACTAGAGCAACCACTAAACATAGTACTCATAGTAGTTAAAGAAGCAAGATTAAATAATGGTACTGTCTGAAGGCTGGAGCAATTAGTAAACATACCATTTAAATCAGTAACAACAGCAGTATTAAATAATGGTACTGCTTGTAAACTACGGCAACCACTAAACATATTACTCATATTAATTACAGAAGCAGTATTGAATAGAGGTACTGTTTGTAAATTAATGCAACCGTTAAACAAACTACGCATATCAGTTACAGTTGTAATTGTGCTAGCAATTTCTACGTTTTGAAGGCTAAGTAAATTGTGAAAAATCCCACTAAAACTTGGTGCAAAGTTTGTAATAGCCCCTAATTGATTTAGTCTTACACGTTCAATATTATCATTTTTGATTGTTGTAGAACTATTACCAAGAATTAGTGTTGTAATGGTTGAAGCGGCATATGCCAAATCCAACCAGCCAGTTGAATATCCACTTGCCAAGCCAGATTGATTATGTTTTACAAACAAATTTACACTTGTTAGATTATTTGCCGCTTGTGGGGTGATAGTTACTGTTGCAACCCTATATGGCAACAATTGCCCTGTTCCATCAGTTGTTAATGCAACAGCCGTTCCACCAACAGTAGCAGAAACTTGAAATGTGTTTGAAGTAGCGTTTATAACGTAATAAAACTGTCCATCTGAAATACCAGTGGTTGAAGTAATGTTAAAAAATCGCACCTGCATATCATTTGAATAGCCATGCGCTGTACGAGTAACCAAGTCTCCTGTATCTGTAAAGGTAACTGGCGCTTCTGTGCCTACTAAATCAGCATCAGAATATGTATATTCATAGTATGCTGTTGACCCTGATGTATAGTTTGTTGTTGTGCCATCGCCATAATCTACTGTGTATGCGGCACTAACGGTCATAGCAATAAAGTTTGCACCACTAGGAAACACAGCATAAAGCCCACGCACCCTGTTATCACCTGCGTTTGCTTCACAGGCAGACCAACTAGGATTGCGAACCCAAGGCGTTAATGCTTTACTTGAAAAAGTCTTAGAGGCAACATCAGTATTGTTGCTTGCATTGTTATTTAAAAACCGAACAGACATTAGGTTACCTCAGAACCAAACAAACCAAACGCTAAATTTGCCGTTCCCGCATAGACAGTCACTACATCTGTAGTTGCTAGTGTTACGCCAATAGTTAAGAAAACTGCCGCCCCTGCATTGATTGCTGAGTCATAAACTATGTAGTGTTGATTTGCGAGCGTTGCCGCCGCTGGTCGTATAGCAACACGAAATGTAGTTGACACTCCAATGTTTGCCACAGATAACGTAGAACAAACAGCACTTGTTGCCGATGGAACTGTGTATAGCGTTGTCGCTGTTGTTGCCGCAGGGTTTGATTGACCCAGAACCTTGTAAGTCGTAGCCATCTCAAGCCCCCATTAACATAAATGTTTGTTCAAAACCAGATGAACCGCCACCACCACCCGCAACTGTGACTGTTACATCATCTCCCGATGTTGTTGCCGTAACACCTGCACCAACAAAATTGAAACTTTTTACACCACTGGTAAGTGATGTTCCTTCTTCCTTTACAGTAATAGCCCCATTGGTAGACATGGTGTTAATTACTTTAATCTTCTCTGCCAAGTCAGGCGCAACCACTTCACCAACATTGATCTCTTGCCCTGTTGATAAGCTGATAATCAAAGATCCATCAAAGTCAATTTTGGCATCAGTGACAGATACACCATCCTTGCCATCAATCCCGTTTTTACCATCCCGACCATCTAACCCATTCTTACCATCTATTCCTTGACGACCATCTAAGCCCCTATCACCCTTGTCACCCTTATCACCCTTTTCAGGGACTATGGATTTGGCAACTTCTAGTTGTGCAGTGACTTTGTTTTCCATCACTCTGATGGCTTCAACAATCAAGTCAACATTGTCTTGAACGGCTTGTTCTTCTTGCTGGCGCATAGCCACCAAGGTTTCTTCCATCTTGTTGATAGCGTCTAACTTCTCATCAAAAGATGAGTCTGCCGCCTCAATGCTTTTGATTAGTTCCCTGATGTTAGACATTATTCAACCCGTTGGTCAGTTTTTCAAGAAAGTCTTGTTTTACTTGAGACTGAGCATTTAATTTATCAGCCATCTGTAACTCAACAATCTTTGACTTGTTCTTAATGTCAGCTTCCTTCAACATCAGATCAGCAATCTTGACCCTTTTGTCAAATTCCCTTTGATTGGCTTCATCTTCATTAGGTAAATTCTT